AATCTAGGATCGTCATAAATCACTGTAGATATTGTGGGTAGCTTCATTTTCACACTGAGTGTTGTTAGTAAGTCACCGGTGTTTTGAGCAATTCTAAACCTCGCTTTACCTCCAAAATCTACTGGATTTTCTGAATCTATATTCACATATTCTCTTGCAAAGTTTGTATGTTTTCTGAAACTTTGCAAAAAGTATGTATAGTCTGGATTCATCGTGAAGAACCTGTCTTGGGCTCCAGATGCTAAAAGCTGAACGCGACCAGCCATTACTACTATAACAATCTAAAATTTTAAACCTGCTAAGCCACCATTCACACGAAGTATGTTGTAGTTGACGGCGTACACTCGGGTATTATTGTTGTCAATCGCATTGATAGGATCAATTTGAATTGTAAGAACTTTGTGGAATATACGACTCATGTTCACTTGTCCAGTTGGATAATACACTTCCGGATTTAAAGCAAAACTATACATACCAAACTCAGACTGTCTATAGTTTGTACCGGCTACATATTCAGGAGGACTTATGTAGTGCTTAAAGGCCTGTTCGTACACCAAAAACTTATGGTCTCTGTCAAACACAATCTCATTGTTGAACTTCAATTTAACGTTTAGAATCTTGTTGTACCGATTTGGATGATTGTCTCTCACCGCTTCTTCCGATTGTGAAACAAAGAAAAGTTCCCTCACTGGATGAGAAAAGTTGAGCATAACAGATTTAGTATTCTCGCCGGGTTTCATCACAAACTTAGACATTTGAACTTGTGTGACAACATAGTCAATAGGTCTAGTCATGAGGTACCTACGTTCACTATCTGTGAGAAATGCAAACTCTGTGTCTATAGAACACTTGAGTAGATCAGCTGAAACACCCGCAGACGCACCACCCTCAATGAGTTCTGTGAGAGGTCTCAACTTGATTTTAACCTCAACGAGTTGTTTTGTGAGTGCACATGTTGGTATGGCAAGACTTGGATTGCGGTAAAAGTAAAAAGGAAGGTCCATAAAATAGGTGTAGTTACCAGTGTAAGCGATCGTTTGGCCATGGCTATTTAAGAAATATACTGTCTGGTCAGTGTCATCATCCGTATTGTGAAGCTGCTGATGCATGTAAATATACTCTCCGGTCAACTTTTCAATAGTTTGTCCACCTATGAGAAGCTCAGCACTCTCCACCAGATGTGAAATGACAGATGGACACCATTCGTCACCTCCAGGTGAGGGATCACTCAATGTGACTTTTAGTGTCATATTTCTGATGACATCACCTTTGTCATTTGGTATTCTATAGTGTAGATTCTTACCAAAATCTAAATCGGCTCCATCAAATTGAGTTTCAACATAATCTATGGCAAACTTTGTGTGTCTCCTAAAGTTCATCAGGAAATACGAAAACTGTGGATCTCCTGTGAGCCATTGGTCTTGGACTCCAGTGGCGGCAAGTCTCAAGCGACCTGACATTCCTATAGTATGTGAGTAAAATTTTGTTAAATAAAACGGAACACTACTGTAGAATGAACCTTCAGTTGAAGAAATTCAAACCTGAGACGATATCGGATGACAGGGTTTGTGTATTTATTGGAAAGCGTAATACCGGTAAGTCAACCCTAGTCAAGGATATCATGTATCACAAGAAGCATCTTCCAGCTGGTATAGTTTTGTCCGGAACTGAAGAAGGTAATCACTTTTATTCAGATTTTATACCAGATCTATTTATCTATGGTGACTACGACAGAGATGCTATAGAGAGAGTCATGGCTAGACAAAGAAAATTAGTAGGTGCGGGTAAAACAAATTGTGGTGCGTTCATGCTTCTTGACGATTGTATGTACGACTCAAAGTTTCTCAAAGATACATGTATCCGACAGTGTTTTATGAATGGTCGTCACTGGAAGATCTTCTTTATGCTAACTATGCAGTATGTCATGGATTTACCACCAGCATTACGAGCTAATGTTGATTACGTATTTATACTCCGGGAAAATATCATACAAAATAGGGAAAAGCTTTATAAATCATTCTTCGGTATATTTCCATCATTTGACATGTTTTGTAAAGTGATGGATGCTTGTACAGAAAACTATGAGTGCCTCGTGTTAGACAACACAGTAAAATCTAACAGGATACAGGATTGTGTCTTCTGGTACAAAGCGACTGTGAGAAAGGGGTTTAGAGTTGGAAGTCCAGATCTCTGGAGACTTCATAAAAAGATGTTTAATCCCAAATATCTTCAACAGAAAGAAGAAGATGCCAAGAAGGCTACCAAAAAGACAAATCTGAAGATTACGAAGACGAAATGATGAACAAGTACTCTGTAACTTTAGTAGAACGATTCTTTAGGTTGCGACTCCCCTTGTAGCAACTGTACTCAATCTCAATTTTTTCGTGGGTGTATGGTTTAAGGATTTCCATCCATTCATCTAATGTGAGGAAACCCTCATTGTTGTAGGACACCAAGGTATGTTTAGCTTTCTCTGTAGCGAGTCTCAAGGTACGTTCCATAGCTTCTTTGATTTTGTTTTTATAGTTGTACTGACTTTTGTTCCAATTTTCCGGGATACCTGAAACTTTTGAAACTGTTTGAGGTTTTTCGTTGGTACAAATAAGATTGAGCATGAAATAATTTGATCCATATGGATGTTGATTATAGGGTGGATCTAAATATATGAGATCCACTTTGGGTAAATCTTTCAAAAAATCACATGCATCTTTACGATGAACCTCAACATCTCTGTATTCATACCACACAGGGACATCCACCATAATCCTCTTGGTAATTCTATCCATTGCATGACCATTCTTACCACCCCATCCACCTTTGTGAAAACCTTTAAACACACCGGATGTGTTTGTATGAATACTCGCCTTCACAAGGAGTGGTCCAAGGCAGTAATCTCTTAGATTGTCGGGTACATTCTTATCAACGTAGCTTAGCATACCATCAATCCTTCTTCCATTCTCGGGTGTATAGAATGATCTTTCCTCAGATGCATACATATCAGTGATAAATCCAGATACATCCGGGCAATTATTCATGGCTGTGAGGTGGGTGTCTATTTCATCCTGGTCAGCCCAAGATGGTGTCTTCAGGAAACAATTGGAAATAACTTCACAATACTTTTCAAGATCGTTTACAAAAAGTTTTTCAGAGTGTGTTAACAACATTCTCGCCACAACACCAGAACCAGAGAAGGCATCGGCACAACTTTTGGGTTCAAGTTTTCTGACAACTTCTTTTATCTTGTCAACAAGCTTTCGTTTATTTCCAATGTATGTAATCATTGGTTGATGAACATAAAGATCCATACTTACTTGTTTATGACATATTGTCTCTAATACAGGCTGCGTCACTGACATTCCTAGAAAACATATGAGTATATCAGATGTCTACTGATATAAATACTCTCAATCTTGCCGACAACGGTGATGGAATGGTACCCCTCAATGACAATCCTACGACAAACTTTGCCCCTCCACCTCCAAACCGTGAAGCGTTTTCGCAACCCGAAAAAAATGTGAGTCAAAGTAAAGAGACGACGACGATGGATTCTACTCCTATTAACGATATTATGATGGAACCCCCAATGATGATGGATGAGCCTAAGATGCAAGGTATGCAGATGGCTGCTCCCAACCCTCAGGGTGCTTACGCTGCCCCTCAGGCGCAGCAGCAGGCCAAGCCAGAGAGCAAGAACCCTCTCAACCTCACTGACGATCAGATGATTGCCCTCGTTGCCGGTGCCGCCGCTGCCCTCGCGGTGTCCAAGCCTGTGCAAGACAAGTTGGTGACTTCTATTCCCAAGTTCCTTAACGAACAGGGGAGTAGGAGCATGGTTGGTCTTGCGTCTACTGGTCTAGTTGCGGCTATTGTCTTTTACTTTGTGAAGGACTACGTCGTCAAGCCCTAAATAGTGGAAGCGTTTTCCCAACCCATATTAGAATAGATTGATTTATCTATACCTGAATAATAGGTAATTAAAGCTCCCAAGGACAACATCCCCATGAGCAAGGCATTCGTCTTAAGTGTCTTGCCCTTGTCGGTCCC